GGCAGTACAGGCAATAGGGATCGGCATCACCTTCAAATTCGCTAAGAAGCTCCTAAGGAAGCCCATCAGCAACGTAAATCGTAACCTGATGAAGCCACTTGGGATCGGAGTGAGGTTGTGAGACTATGGCAACAAACACAGTAACAGGAAATCTCGTCTGCTCAGACGGAACAAACGTCCCGCTCAAGCTAGATTGTGCAGAGGGTACGGAAACAAACCTGACCACCGATACCGCATACACCGTCAGCGCTCAGAACGTCGGCGACTTCGCTCCTGGCAAGACCGTCGTGTCCGCCCTGGTGAGCTGCGACAACGGCGTGGGCTACTGCTACATACTCTCGCAGGGCCTCGTGGCTGCAATCATCCCTTGGTCTGTCAAGGGTGCCGTCTCTGACGGATCACCTGCGCTCTGCCAACCATACACTTTGAGAGCTGGAGACATCGTCCGGGTGATGAACAACACCGCCGCAGACCGCGAAGCATCAATGGCAGTCTACACCGCAAGCGGAGTCTCGAGGATTTTCAAAGTGACAGCTTCTACTGGAGCCACCAATGAGCTAGTCGACCTACAAACGGGAAATAGCATCGGCGATACACTCCAAGGGCAACGAATCACAAAATGGTTCGGAACATCTGTCGACGGCGCGAAGATTGAGACGCAGGGCTTCTTCGTGGTCGACGCCCTGGGCAACGTCGTCGGTTCTTGCAGCGCAACGAACCCGATTGTTCAGCAACCACTGTTCTCTTTCGCCGCAACAAACATCGCGTTAAATTACAAGGCTCAGTACCTCACAAATGCATAGGCGTGATTGAGAATGGCGAAGATGACCAAAGCGGCAGGACGCCGAAGAATGGCGGAGATACTCTCGAAGTCGAAGAAGCTCTACATGAGGTCATTCATTTCAACCAAGGACCTCGATTCAATCGAGAGAATATGCAAGTCCCGATCAAAGCAACTCAAGTGAGGTAGCGGCGATGGTGCAAGTAGGCAGTCCGCTGATACCCGGAGCAGGGCAACAAATCGGCGGTGTGACTGCTGCACAACAGGCAAACATCCAAGCGAGACTCGCTGAAATTGCAGCAAACAAGGCAGCAGCACAAGCAGCAGCAGCAGAAAGGGCTGCATCTACCGGCGGAAATGGGTATGGCAACGGCAACGGAGCCGGGCCCGGAGCAATAGGGGGTTTTGAAATCCCGAATAACTTCTGGGGCTTTGCTATGCTGATGATGGGGATGAGATAATGCCTCTCCCAGATACTCCGGTGGCATCCCCGCGTGTGTATAAGCTGCTGAAGAACACCACCCTCGAGAACTTGAGTGATGATGATCTCGCCCTGGTTGCCAACCCGATCAGCATAGAGCTACTCAATGAAGATGAACTCCGCCGTCTTTGCCTGGTCGCCTTCGCGCGCATGGTAACTAAGGGATCCTTTGACGGGTGGTTGTGATGCCTCTACCCGACGCTGACAAGAAATCCCCCAGGGTCTACACCCTCTTACAGAACCAAGACCTCGAGAACGTCACGGCAGATACCCTGGCTGACGTAGCTGATCCCATAGCTATCGAGGAAGCCAACGAGGATGAGCTGCGTCGCCTATGCCTGGTCGCATTCGCCAGGATGGTCACTAAGGGATCGTTCGACGGTTGGCTGACTGCTTCTACTTCCAATGTCGCCAATATGCTTTCAGTTTCACCACCCGCTGATACTTATCACTATGACTTGACGGGTCAGTCGCAAGGATCGCAAGCATCGAACGTAGCCTTTACCGAGGATATCCTATACCTGGTCCCGTTTTCAGTACCGGCTCAAATCTCAGCCTCTGACCTTATGTTCAGTATTCCGACTGGAACTTTCAACGGCACGTTCTACATCGCCATCTATGCGTGTGATCTATCGACTAATTTACCAACCGTGAAAGTAGATTCAGCGAGTGCATCAATTAGCTCAACGGGCGACAAGACCATCTCGTTTTCAACGGGTGTCACTCTCGGTGCCAATACTCTGCACTACGCCTCAATATCGTGGGCGCGTACTAGCGGCTCATGCACGTACGGCGCGGGCTACTACGAGTATGGGAGATCAGGAATGCCTATTTTGGCATCATCGGCCATTTCAACAAACTCTGGTGGCTGCTTAAGCTACGCCGCCGCAGGCGTTCCTCCAGCCACACTAACCACTGCTTCAATAGGTGTTCTTGTTGGTGGTGCTCCTAAGATACGACTTGACGTGTGATAATTATGGATAGATCATTCGAGATATTTGGCCCGGACGGTACTCTTGTTGAAAGTGGCATGAGGGACTACTCTTGGGAACATGTGCGTAATCTCAGAAATGCAGCTCTAAAGGATTCAGACTGGCGAGCAGTCAAGGATCGCACCATGTCGCAAGCCTGGAAGGACTACCGCCAGGCGCTTCGAGATCTCCCCCAGGACAACGGAGATGCGAACAGTGCCGCAGACAATTGGCCTGAAGCACCGGAGTGATCCGATGTCGAAGAACAAACCGAAAGAAACCATCGAGTATGTCATTCGATTGCAGGACAAAGAGCGACAGCTACTCGGCGACGCAATCACGGCCTATCAAATCAGAGCTGTGGGCGATGCGGTTGTCAAACCGGGGGTGGCACTTCTCTCAGACAATACGGCCATGCTGGCAATTCTTACGGCTCTAGCCGCCTTACTTGGATTCAAATTCATATCCAGTGAAGAACTTTCAGTGGGTGGATTGGTAGATGCGTTTCTGACTCAGAGAGAAGCGGCGATCTTGTCAGGATTAATCAGTATTCCATTAGGCGGGCCTCTTGGTCCTGTATGGGGAAAGAGAATAGCGGATTTGCTGTTTGGTGCAAAGTGGGACATAGTCGATTAAAACGTCCCTCTCTACCCCCTACTTGAAGGGTCATTTCTGCCTAAACTGGCCCGTCCCACATATAAAGGAACGATGATCTAGATAACATCTTTGACAGATGTAAAGATGTTCAACAAGCGAATACCGGATCTTATTTATGACGCCCATTCCACAAATAGCGCACTTCATTCGTGAATCCTCCTCTGTAGATCGGCAATCGTTGCCTCTGCCGTTCGGACCAACTTCTCGAGCTCTTGGTGACTATCCATCAACTCGTTGTATCGAATCGACCATCCTTCGTTCTTGATGATGACAGAGGATAACCATGCAGATCGGCCCTCTGCACCTTTCGCCCCCATCGGTGATTTGCGCTCCTTCTTCGGGATGCGATCCCAGATGTCGAAGGCAGCTTGAGAAAGGTTCGCGGTGACTGCGGGCATTCAATTCAACTCCACTCAGGCATTGTACCCACAGTCCTTACATTCAAGCGCCCACGTCCGAAATTCTTTTCCAAATTGGCTCACATAAGAGATTTCAGAATAGACCCGCCATGCTTTGCGGCATCCATTCGGGCAACGCCCACGCTCAACAGTATGGACCATCAGAACCACTCCGGATCTTCTTGGCACTCTGGGGCGCGTACTGTCTCTCTCTGCTCATTGAGGAGGGCCAGCTCGTTCTCTAGCTCGACGATGCGGGCTTCTAAGTTAGTGAGCCATCTATACACCGCATCATCACTTTCACTTTCATTTACGGGGGTGTCGTCGACTTCCTTAATTCCTAGACTTTCCTTGCAGTCGACACACCATGTCGCCTTAATTCCGGCTTCTCTCATCTCTTCACATCTCCGACATGTCTTCATTCGCTCACCTCTGGGCCATCACAGATCATGCACTTGACGTTCGACCGGGCAGGCCCAGAGAACCCCATTGCATGCATTCTTTCTTCAACACATAAGCACCTATACATCTTCATTTTTTTCGCCTCTGTACCCTGCGACTACTGAATTGGTTATTAACAATGCGGTCCGAAGGAGCTCGCCAGTGGCTTCAGGGGCTCCGCCCCTTCAGCCACACCGCCCCCCCTTCGCTATACCTGTTCAAGCCCAATTAGCCACCGGGTATCAAGATTCTCCAGTATTTTGGCTATATTCGGACTGATGAGGTAGGTATATGGACGGTAGGCGGGTGGTAAGCAGACATGGTAATGCAAGATACCCTAATTTTGGCCACTTTGATGATGATTAACCTCATTTCGTTGGCTGGATTCGCCCTCTGGATCCGAATGCACCTAGAACAATCGATGATGGACATCGATGAGAAGCTCGCACTTGCGATCCAAGCCCTCGTTGACAAGCTAATGTCCGGTGGACTAACGGAATTTGAGCCTCCGAACCCGATCCAAGGTGCCATAGCTCAGTTAATTCAAGGAATGGCACAACAAAAGATGAACACAATCGACGCAACAGTGACAGAACGCGGTCCGAATGGACAATTTACCACCGTGCAAGAAAC